AGGAATACACTGGGTACCCCTACAAATTTGCCTTCGCCTTGCACACTGTAAAATGCTTCTGAATAACGTAATTTCATATTACTACTCTTTCTGTTAACTGCTTCATAAGAAGGATAACCTTTTTCAAATACTGGCGATTCCATTAGCAGCTAAACTCTTGTTGAAGTTTAATATTGTCAAAAAACTCTTTCTTTGTACCAGGATCGCTGTAAAAAGAACCCTTTAGCACAGTAGTTTGTGTAAGACTGCTATGTGCCATAATACCACGATTCTCACAACAACCGTGTGTTGCTTGGATATAAACACCTAAATGTTCTGCACCAGTTGCTTTAGCAATCTCACGTGCAATATCATTTGCAAGTTCTTCTTGTAGTGTGCCACGCCTTGCACACCACTGTGCGATACGTGTATATTTAGATAAGCCAATCAATTTGTCTGCTGCAATAATCCCAATGTATGCTACACCTGCCACTGGCTGGTGATGATGCGAACACATACTCTTTAGTTCACTACGTACTACTAGCATACCTTCATAGCGATCACCACTATCATTAGGGAATGCAGTTGCCGTTGGTGCAGGATCATAACGTCCTGCCATAATCTCATTAAAGTACATTTTAGCAAGACGTCTTGCTGTACCTTTAGAGTTAGGGTCGTTATGTCGATCAATCAGCAGTGTGTCAAGTACAGTTTCAAATGCTTCTGATGCTTCGTCAATAAGAAGATATTTTGTTTCGGTATCAACATAGTCTGAGATGTTATCGCCAGCCCAATATCTTTTGCCGTCTGCTTGCATTTGTTCGGTAATTTTTTTGTATAGTTTTTTTGTCATTTATTTCTCCGATGTTAAGGCAGTGGATTGCCGAATAATGTATAACATAGTTTTATTATACATGTTATTTAGGTTTTTGTCAAGTACAAAAAATATTTTAACCTGCTGATTTTACTGCAAGATTATCCCAATCGATCTCGTTAGATTTATAATTACCTTTTTCAGGTATAACATTTCTAACTCCACCTGTAGGATTTTCTATGTCTTTATCACGCCTAAATATTAAATGTACATGTGGATACATGCACGTCTGACCTGCACTTTTTCCTACGTTCATTCCTACGTTAAAGCCAGTGATGTCAGTCTTTTGTGAAACTACGTTTGCTTCACCTGTTGCAATTGCAAACTGGAAACACTTTAACATAGATTCTAAATTATTTTCTTTTGGTACAACTAACAAATGTCCTTCTGTAACAGGATATTTGTCTTTGAATACAGTATATTCGCGAGTATTAAGTTCAATATCTTGCCAAGGTGCTCTACCATCTTTTTGCGCTTCGGCTAGTGTATCCATTATTTAACTCCTATGTCACGCTTAATTTTAGCAATTAATCGCTGTTGTCTATAAATGCTGTCTTTAGTGCCCTGCATATGTTGATATTTAATTTTTGCTGCTTGCATTTCTTTCAGTTCTTCTATTTTACGATTAACACTTTCTTCAAGTGCCTTAATATATCTTAATCGTTCTTCTCTATCGTGTGCCATTTAATATTCTCCTACATTTTCCCAAGGATACACTAACCATACATCTTCCTCGCTTTTATTAATTTCATGACAAGTATAATCCACTGTACCAGAAAATTCACTTGATAAATTATCAGTAAGTGTAGCAAATTTTACATTTTGATGCCAAACACTATTCCAAGCATTGTCTTCGTTGGGCAAGCAACTGCTCTGCCAGTCTTGTTTGATCCAGTTAAACGTAGCACCAGTATCGTTAATATCATCTACAATTAATATGTTTTTACGCAAAGCAGGATCCCAGCGACACTTTAGAGTCTCTTGTTCCTCTTTGTTTACATAACCAAATGCATCTTCTGCCATCCAAAAGTTACTTTCAGGACCTTGCTCATCGTCCCGCAAACTTACTTTCAATGCCTCACAACGTACACCTAACATATTAGATAAAATAGTAGCAGGAATGTTGCCACCTCGTGTAATGCCTACAATGTAGTCAGGACGCCAGTTGTCTGCATACATGTGTGTAACAATCTGTACACACATCTTTTCTACGTCCTGCCATGTATAGAAATGTTTGTTAATCATTTTTTGCGCCTCTTGCTAAGTAATCTTTATTGTGAACCCAAACACCATTCTTTAAAAATCCCCAAGCACCTGCTTTACGGCCCATAAAGAACAAACTCCAACATGGTATTTCATTTCCGTCTGCATCTTTGCCAAGTTCTAACCAATGTGTATCATTTGCTTTACGATAACGGAAATGTCCAGGTCCTCTCCAAAAACGTCCGTTTGGAGTATTTTCCCAGTAGCCGCCTTTGATAATAAATGTTGCATATGACCAAGGATGATCATGCAGTACAGGTTCATCACTTACAAGAACCTTGTGTAGTGTTATGTTAAAAGGAAAGTTCTTTCTGTCCTTTAGAAACACATAATATCGTACTAGGTAAGGAACATTGCTATCACGTTCTGTAATAACTCTACGCCTACCAAGTTTGTCCATTAGTTTAGAAAAGATCATTATCTTGGTGATTCCCTTTGTAATCCTGTTCGACCATTTTGTAAACAGTTTTAAAATTTTCTAATGCTTTTTCAAGTGCAGGATAATGCTGACACATATCTTTTACCACGCTCATAGCAGGCAAATGATCTATCCATTCGGTGCCAAAGCCTGTACTAACAGTTGATCCTGATATAATATTATCAATGTTAATAGTATCATCTAAAGTAAAAGTATAATCACTATCTGTAATTGTCAAGTCACTAGTAGATATTGTAGTTGTTGATACCATGCTGTCATCAAATGTAATATTATACGGTTCACTAGATCCTGTAAGTATTACAATGTCATTATCGTCTTTGGATTGTGTCATACAATTCTGCTCCGCTAAAAAACTCTTTGTTTAACTTTGTACGTTGTTTGTCTAGACTTACAAGATAGTCATCATAGTTTTCCATGTAATCACATATCTTTGCAACAACTTCGCCTCTGTGTTTTACATATGCAGAGTAGTCTTCAGTCCATTTACTAGGATATGCAAACTCAGGTAATGCCATTTCACTGTAGCTCAGTCTATCAGGCACCATAGGAATAGCATCAACTAGAGCTCCTTCATACCAACTAATGCCTAGTGTTTCTTGCAAGTTAGCACTAAACACAATCTTTGCTTCACCTAACAAATTATGGTATTCATTTTTAGTAAGTTCACGTTCTTGACATACTACAAATTCATATTGCGGCAAACGTGTTTGAAGGTCTCTAAAGATATCAACTTGTTTCTCAGGAGCAACACGATGTGGGAACAAGATCAAGTCTCGTTTTTCCATACCTTTGTAACTATCTAAACTACCTTTTAGATACTCCATAGGCCAACCTACGCGATGTACTTTGTCATCAAAATCTAATGCTTCTTGTGTTGTCCAGTGGTCATTATTTTCTTTTTCTAAAATAGTATCACAGAACATATCAATGTGAAAGTCTGTAGCATAAAAGTTATGATCAAAGCATTCATACATACTACGTTCTGCATGTCTTACCCAAGGCGCATCTCCTATGAGACGACCCAAGAAGTCATGAGGATCATAACTACCAGCATGCCAAAGACCGCCGACTCGGATATCAACACCCAGGAGCTCAGCCATGTATTTAAGCTGGATAACAGTTGGGTTCCACGCATCCGTATATAAGAAATAATCTCCATCCTTAACTTCTCCTTTACAGAACATCTCGCCTATTTGTTCTAATTGTTTTGATTTATAAACGTTAGTGCCACCAAAGTTTAAGAAAGCCCCAGGCGTTGTAGCCTGAGGTGTTTCTCCGCCGCTGATAACAACAACATTTTCATTTGTAGCTCGCTGAAGCTGTCGAGGCAAATAATCTTTCCACTGTTTAGTGTAGCGAGTATCTACAGCTTCAATGTCTACAATATGAATTGTCATTAACTTCTCCTGTTACGACTCTGGCTACGTGCTTTAGCTCGCAACCAACCTTGATACTTTTGATAGGCAATCCAGTTAGGATCATCTTTTTTATAAAGTGCTGCCTCGTTGAACACTTTCCCTTCGGAACGACAATAGTTACGATATGTATCCAAGTCATTAAAGATCTTGTTTACAGTTGGGTTTTTAATAGTCATTGGATTAATTCCTCTTATTATGACTTAGGGTAAAAAATAGAACAGCCGTTTTCATTGTCTTCAGCGACACTAATCTCTACAAACCGGCCTGGATATTTGCGAGATATTTCTAAGTACAAGTCATCTGCAATCATTTCACATGACTTGTGATTTAACTCTAGTACGCCTTCAACGTCATAGAGTCGTTGCATCCAGCGTTTAAACTGAATGAATTCAATATCGCGATCGTTGTGAAACACTTCGATGCGTACTTTAAAGTGAAAGATATGACGATGTGGAACACCTAGGAATGATACATCATCCCAATCGCCAGTTGCTAGTTTAGGATCAGTATCTGCGCCAGGGTACATATGTACACCTTCTTTACTAAAAGTTACCCAAATACTGCGTTCTGCGTTATCCATTCTATCCTCTTCTCTCATTCTGCGTTGCATGTATGCGTAATATCTTTCTTGCATATTATTAGTATACTTTCATTATTAAAAGTTGTCAACATTTTTATGGCAGGAAATTAAAACTAATAGTACATTTTGTACCAGTAGTTGGTCTTGTAGAAGCATGTAAAAATTTCCCGTCGAATAACACTAGTCTTCCTTTTTTAGGAGTAACTGTTGCTTGAACTTCAGTCCACATACTACCCGGATCGTCATACATTCTATCGTATATAATAGTATCACCGTCACTATCACATACATAATAAATTGCAGTCATATGAGGTCTTGTCATATCTACATGTTCGTCGTCTTGTAAAACTTTTAGATTAGTTTGTGGTAATAGTGTGGCTTTTATTTGTAATACTTTTGAAGGTTCAACAAAGAATTGTTGATTAGTTGTTAAAACATCAAAGTACGGATTTGGTATTTCCCAACCTTCTTGATAGATAGTATTAACGAATCCCGGTCTTTCAACATAGTCAGGACTATTTGTATCTGGATTATGATTCATATCAGACTGATAAAACCAAGAAAACGCTTTGCGCAATAATTTATCAAAGAGTTGATTCTGTAGTTCTAAAGGAACACAATCGTCGTAAACTTGTACCATTATAGTACCTTATCTTTTCCGTATTTTGACCAATCTGTAAATTTATCACGATCCATTAGATCATGTAAGCTATGACACCAAACACCAGGATTACTTGCTTTAAATCCTTTGTCGTCAATCTTAACCGTTGTGTTATAGTTCCACTGTCTAACGTAAGGCACTACAACACGTATTTGTGGAATAAAGTTATCATACTCAATTAGTCCACCGTCTAAGAACCATTCCATATTAATTGTACTTAGAATGTCTAAGCTACATAAGTGACCTTCTTCGAGAAGTGGAAGTATCATTGCTTCCCATTCATCAAAGTCTTCTGCTGTAGTAGGATTATAACTGTGATTAGCACCAAAGAACACATGTTCTACTTGCTCGTTTGCAATGTGCTGTTTAATTGTTATATAAGATTGTATGCCTGTAACAAATAATGTTTTCATTCCATAAGCAGGAGTTTTTTCAACTTCTGTACCTACAAAGAACTCTACGTCACTTTCTACGCCTGTTTCATAATCACGTTTCATTGCTATCGTCCTTTACCCAGACATTAACATGAGCAACTGAACCATCTGAACGAGTAACTACATAATCTAATCCTGCTTTTTTTAAAGCATCTCTAAGTTTTGTAAGATTGTTATTAGATGTCATTCTAAACCTTTTTGTACTAAGTAAGAATTAATTCTGTGCATTTCATCTTTTAGGTAAAGTTTCATAGTTTTCATACGCCTAACTTCATCTGTTACTGTTATATTATTATACTTTACTTCGAGCTCTGTGTCAAGTTCTTTATGCTTACGTTCTAGTTCTGCATAATGAGCTCTAAGTTTATCTTCAGTAGAGTCATAATTGCTCATCCTCTAATTCCTCCAACTTAGTTTCATCTAATTCGTCAACAGATTCAACAGTTTCTTCTACATCAAATAGTGCATCAAAGAATGTAGAACTGTTTACAGTCTTTTTACCAATAGCACCCCTAGTACCCGGAATAGCCATCCAAAACTTTGAATACTCATCAATAACTGCCAACGACTCTTCTTTTGTTGTCTTTGAAAATATTTCTTCTACAACATCTCTAAATGTAATTCTGTCAAACTTTTCTTGTACTAGCATATTTGGAATTACACCAGCATCATACTGTCTATTAGCTTCTTGTACAGCATTTACATGACTCCATACGTTATGACCCATCTGTATAGCATAACTAAAGCTATCCCAGCTTGTAGAGTCTTTCTTGCGTACAATTTGATTACCGCTTGCATCTAGTACAGGGTTATCGTTTTTGTCTAGTTCAACTTCACCTGCACTTACTTTAGGAACACCAATCTTGTTGCGATCACCTTTTTTGTATGTGCAAACATCATTTACTAACAAACCGTCAGTGAGTGGACTATCTTCAAAGTTAGGAAAGATACCATCTTGTGTAGTTGCATCTTTGAAAGAACGTGTGTCACTTGCATACTTTAGTTCGTCTACACTAGGAACCATTCTATATGTCCACTTGCCTCTGTCAGGCGTTTCATTTTGAATGTATACTTGTCCGTTAGCAGTTGCTAAGAAAGGTGAAGCACAGTCAAATGTAAGCATCATAGTTGGGTTATAATACTTGCGTATAGCACGTTGTAAGTCTGTTAACAAACATGCCCACTCTAGCTTAGATGTACCTAAGAAGTGCATTACATCGTGTATACCGCTTTGTAGTAGTCCATCGTAGTGTAGTGTAACAATACGTTTAAGAACCAAATGTACATCACACATATTCTGTCCACCCATTGACCAACCATTAAAATGTGTGTCAGGATACTTAACTGGATCACAGTAATCTTTCATCTGTTCGTACCAGTCATCTGCGTCTGCATGATTTTCACCCTGCAATACGTTTAAGAACTTACAAGCACCTGTACGATGTTTCATAAAGTAATCATTGTTGATGCGTGTTGCTTTAACTGCTTCTGCGTATGTACTAATGCCTGTTGCTTTTGCACCTGCAGGCGAACGTGCTACCCAAGCCGGAATATCAAGTATCATTCCATAGTCCATGTAAGCGTCCATCCAACGCAATACACCATCTCTTTTCTTTTGTGCTTTAGGACAATTAATGTCTTTCCAGTCACCTTCCCAAACACCCTTACCAATTTGGAAACCACCAGAGTCACCTAGTAACCAAGTGTTTTCTCTATCTCTGTTACGCACCATATCTTCTTTAGGTACATGTTTAGTTGTATCTAAGTCAGCATGTCCTGCAGAATAGAGCGTCCATTTATACTGAAACGCTCCTTCATTCTTATTGAGATAGTTAAGTGTCTCAATACCGTTAGCAAAGTTACTAGGAATGCGAGCTTTGTCGACATATTCATCATACCGCTGTTTACCTACATAAGTTGCATAAAAACCACTTAGTGCAGGAAGAAAGTGGGCATAATCATTTTGCGCGGCAGTTAAATCCTTATTCATCAATTACTTGCTCTGCGCTGGAAGAATATAATCGTATGTTGCAATACCACTGTCTACTGTAATTTTCATTGCGCCTTGATCACTAATACTCATTGTTAAGTCACCATCTAAGCTCAAAATGCTTTGCACCTGTGCTACTGGCCACGACCATGTATGCTGTAATGCACCTTCTACACCGTGTTGGAATACAAACTCACCAGCATGTGTACTAGCATCGCCAAAGCTAAAGATCAAGTTACTGTCTTTAGTTGTTACATTAAATGTAGGCTCTTCCGAATGTGCCGCACTCATTAACTTCATACGTTGAATTGCTGCCTGTGTAGGGGCAATTTCTACATTCCAAGCTGCGCCTTTAAACTTAACAGTTTTAAGTTTTTCTTCAATGATCGCTTTATTCATAAAGCGGTAATCATTTTCAAAGTCGCCAGTTGCATTTTCAAAGTGAATGTGTGTTGGAATAGTTTCACCATTACGCTCTGCTTTCACAATATCGATCTTTGCATTTTCTTTGTATTCAGGATTCTTTAAGTGTAATGCTAACTTATCTAAGTTAGGCATACCAAATGTACCTTCAGCTACACTGTGTTGCGAAGTTGCGTTAAGAATCACACTTCGATCATCTGCCATTGAGTCGATGACAGTGTCACTGCCACCTGTTACTTTAACCAAGCTCAAGAAGCCTAGTGCGTGAGTATGTGCTACTACGTCTTGTAAGATATCTTTCATGTTATTGTTTCTCCATCGAATAAGTTAATTATATTGCCTTTATTGCCATTTGTCAAGAACTTTTCTACCGAGTATTTAGGTTTAAAGCCTAGAGCTGACATTTTTTTTGTATTAGCGCAAGTAAACTCACGCTCTCCTGGGGTATTTAGACGAACTGGTAAGTTTGGTGCTAAGTCTCGGATCCTAATAGGATTTCCCGTACCGATATCAATTGTGCCTTTTATATAAGAACTATTGATTAATAATTCAACAGCATCACATACATCTTGTACATGTATAAAATCTCTGTGATGCCTTGTTACGTATTCTAATGTGCCGTTACGTAACTTGTTGAAAAACATATTTTCTCTTGGACAAATGTCTGAGTAAACTGTATGGAAACGCATACCTAATGTATCTGGGTAACGCTCTGCAAGTTCTTCTAATACATATTTTGATGCCGCATAAGGATTTAAGTCAGGCTCGTATGCACTAGAAGAACTTGCGTATAGTATACGTGTATCTGGATATGCTTCAAATAAACGTCTACTTGCCTCTATATTGTTAAACCAATATCCTGCAGGATCAGTTAAGCTCTCACGTACACCACTTTTACCTGCAAGGTGTATAACAAGATCAATATTCTTCGGCCATTGTACAATGTTAAGTAAATCTTGTTCTTTACCGTTCTTTGAATCAATACCAATTACTTCGTATTTCTTATTCAATAGTCGATTGCCGAGTGCAGTACCAATAAATCCTAAATGTCCTGTAAGTAAAATACGCATTAGTTTGCAATCCGTTGCTCTTGGAACCACGTTAAGTATTCCCAAGTTTGTTTCCAGCTTATTACAGGCTTTGCATGACTAACTAGTTTTGAAAGTGAATAATCATTGCCGCCTTCAAACATAGCATCACCAAAGAAATAAATGTGGTCATTTTTATCAAAGTCTGTAATAATCTGACTTTTGTCTGCACCCTTTGGTGCAATGTCTATTCCTGTTTCCCCACCAACTGTTGCTTGTAAGTCCGGAAACATTGTGTTAAATGCAGTTACAATAGTTTTACGTTCGTTTTCAAACGTATCGTAAGCTACATATCTCGCACGTTCTTCAAGATTAGCATTGCGTCCTACAATACTAAAGTTCACTAGTCCTGGACGTTCTTCAATGTGATTACCTGTACGTATAGTAAATGGACTCTCATATTCACAATTAATTAAAAATGTTCTTGCTAGTGCAGGCAATGTCCAATCAGTAGTTCTTATATTAGTACTACCTTCATAAACATCATTACCTGAACAGTTATAGACACGTTTACACATACCATATATAACATTACCAACTTGTTCAATTGTTTTTGCTCTGTCACTACCTGTAACAAGATAGACTTTATTTAGTGTACAAAAGTCAAAAAAGAATTTTGAAAAATTCTCATCTATCTTACCACGACTTGGAGTAAGAGTGCCGTCAACATCAAATACAAATTTATTAATTTTTTCTTTTTTCATGTGCGTTCTCTTTTTGCTATGCGATTACGCAAATCACTGGACGAGAAGCGGTGATCTCTTTTGTTGAAGTGTAGCTGGATACCCCGCTTCTTGCAAATATCCTTGCCCGTAAAATCCTTTTCACGATACTCTTCACCTAATATTCTAACATCTATTTGATACATTGTCAAGATATCTTCTAGGTCTGCTTCAGTACCGTACGGAATAATTTCATCTACATATGCTACTGCTTTGAGTTGTGTGTAACGTTCAACAACAGTTTGTATAGGAGAGTTCTTATCTGCTCTATCCACACTTGGATCAACTTGTAATCCACAGATAAGATAATCGCATTGTTCTTTTGCTTCACGCAACATTTGTACATGTCCTGCATGAAGTAAATCAAATGTACTACAAGTGAACCCTACTCGCATTCATCTTCCTCCTTGTATCTTATGCTTTCAATAATATCTAACAAAGATTGTATTTCTTCAGCGTCTCTTTCCGTATCCAATTCTATTTCTAATTTAATTTTCATATTTGTAATCCTTGGACCAAATTCATAGCAACCGCTGTGCCACTAATAGCTGATCCTATCATAATTGCTCTATCACCCCACGTCATGCCAACAAATACCCAACCACATGAGCTAAGGACATATAGTGTTTGTCCGCAGAGTGTCCATCCTGCACTGAGTGTAAATACACCCAATACTGCTAGTATCATACTAGCCCATTTAACGTACCAGTCAATAGTTCCAGTTGGTGTAGTAGGAGTGAGGTCTTCTACTTCTGCTTGTACTTGCGCAAGTTCCTCTTTGAGTCTTTTGCGTTCAATATTAAGTTCCATAGCCAGCTTGCCTGCTTTAGACATTGTGCTGTCTTTGTATCTATCAACAGTTTCTACATCAAGTTCAGTTTCAAGTGAATGATCGCTCATATCAATCTCCAAAGTCAAACAAACTAGTAAATGTGTTGTGACGCTTAGTATCTTCTAGTGGATAGTTAAGCACACCAATCAAGTTGTCTAGTTTGTTGTCAATAATAGTTTCCGCCATAGCCGCATCATCAAATGGCAATTCTTTGAACCAATCTGGAATACGTAATTCATCTGTTGGATACGCAACACTTGTATATCCCAGCGGATTCTGTTTTAGTTTACACACAATAACTTTCATGCCGTCAACAATCTCTTGCGAGTATTTGTCACCGTTCATACGCTTTAGTGTGTTCCAGTTAATACTTGCTCGAACGTGTCCAGGCATGTTTGCTTTGCCTTGCTTTTGTTCAAGCCGCTGATAGTGTCCAATTTTGTTTGCACGTTTAGGCGAACCTTTTTCCCAACCAGGACGTTCTGAAAACTCTTTACGGAACTCTGTAATACGTTCTAGTACATCTTCTTGTGGAATATCAGTAAGTACCATTAGCAATAGTTCTTTCAAAAAGTCTTGCATAAACACAGGCGTATCTGATCTACGCAAGTCTAGGCCCATTGCTTTTACTTTACCTGCTTTGCCGTCGATGTCAGTTCTAAAACCTTCATTGTCGATTACTAGTGCTGCATAACGCTTCTTAGTAATATACAAACCAGATTGTGCAATAATTTCTCTACCTGCCGCAATAACATCGCTACGTGACTTTGGACAATGAAATGCTTGCATCATAAAGTCTGGAAATGTTGTATTTGCTTGCTCACATACTTGATCCATAAGTGCAATACACTTTTCTTTAGACCATTCTAGTTTGCCAGCATCTACATCATCTTTAAGCAAAGGCCAAGCACTAAAGTAACAAGAATCAGTATCACCGTAGATCATTGCTTTGCCTACGTGATCATATTCACCTGTAATGCAATTGTTTACTTCGGCACTCATGTGCTTAACAATACTACGACCTGTTAGTGTAGTAGACTGACCAATACGCTTATCATAAAAACGACACCCAGGATTGAGAATAGCGCCGTACAAACTATTAAGATTAATTTTTTTAACAAGTTGTCTTTTATCCCAATATTCAATTTCTGCATCAAGATTTGCATCTTTTGCTTTTTTTAGTTTCTTTTGTAGTTCTTTACGTTCTGCATACCAACGTGTTAAGATACCTGGAATAACACCTTCAAATTCGGTTGTAAAGATTGTACCATTAGCACTAAGCATCCAAGGCATTTGACTGTCAAATATAAGTTGATATATCTCTGCACCACTTAGTACATCAGTACGCCCGTCCTCCCAGTCAACAGTTAGTGCAATATCTTTGCGTTGTTTCATTACAGCTTCGTATTCTTCTGTGCTAAAGCGTCCTTCCCAACTGCCTGCAAAAGACTTTTTCTTTAGTGTCATATCTTCATGTACACGAGCTTCACTGATCTCAGGACGTATTTGTCCAATAATAGTTTCTGGAGCCATATTTAATGCACGAATCACACTTGGATACAGACTGTTCAAGTCCATACTAGCAATCCACTTGTGCAAGCCTTTCTTAGGAAACGCAACGTATGCACCAGCAGCCTGTGTGTTTTCACTATCGTCACGTTTTGGACGATTAGGAACTTGAAGTCCTCGATTATGTGCTTCGTTAACAATGCCTTGCTCTGTAACAGCAACAGCACCCATAGTAGTTTGTAGTAATACAGTGTTCTCGTGTGCAATTGAATTGCTAAGATCAATAAAGCGTAGCTTCTTGTCTAGTTTGTCAAGCAATGCAGTATCTTGAATGTTATATTCAATAAACTTACGGAAGTCGTTGTTGTATAATTGATCAAGTGTGCCTTCATATGGCACCTTGTTTTCACCAACTTCAATTTCACCAATAGCATCTAATCGATACGTGTGACGTTCTTCATATGTATACTTACGATACAGTTCTAAACTGTCTAAGTGTACACGACCTACTAAGTCAAACGTAACCGCTTGCTTCCCATACTTTTCATATTCACGTTTCTTAGGCAGTTGTCCCCACAGGCAAAATCTACGTGTGTCGTCTTTACTTAGTACACGCATCGTTCTGTTTACAGTATACGGGATATCATAACCTTCACTGTTCCAACCTGATAAAATATCAGCATCCTCAATTAGTGTTAAGAATGTGTCAATCATATCACCTTCACGTTCGAATAGCATTACATTGTCAATGCCTTCTAGTTCTTTTTCAGCTTGCTCCATTGTAAGTGTCTTCGGAGGCACTGCTAAACAGATCATTGTTTCCAACCATTGTAAGTATACACTTATAGAGGTGATTGGCATAAACGGATCTGCCGGATCAGCAAATCCTTTCTCTGGATCAAAGTCTGTCTCAATATCAAAGAAAGCAATGTTTAGTTTAGGAGCATCTTGATTAAGATAATTCTCGCTCAAACATTGGAATATAGGATTAATGTCGCTTTCAAACAAGTTCTTACCCTTGTTAATAGCAACTTCTTTGCGGAAGTCCTTTGTGTTCTTACACACAATACGACTTAGAGGATCACCGTACATACTCTTGTACTTGCCTCTAGGATCTTCATAATAAAAAGTGTATTTTGCTTGATATTCACGGAAAGTTCTCTTTCCGTCTTTGCGTTCGACTACTCGAATAATATCTTGATCGCGATCAAACATCGCATCAACGTATGGCATTTATTTCTCCTTGTTGTTTGTGGCCAACATAACCTTTAACCTGTTCGTAAGTGAACGACTCTAACATATATATGCTATCATATAAAAAATAGTTGATATAATGAATATGCATTCATTGCTGTAAACCAACTACACAATACAATAACAAATGCTGCTTTTCTAATTACAGCACTTACAATACCTAGTATACTACCTATAAGATACATTGGAACAAATGTCTTGGTAGCAGGATCTAAGATAGTAAAGGCCAAAACAGCACTTGCACTAATAAGCAATACTGCTTCAACCATTTCAGCGTAAAACGCTACCGGACTAGTTTTATAACTTTCTTTAAAGAAATGTCCTATTGTTTTAATCACTTATCGTAACCTAATGTAGTAATAATTGTTTCTAGATCATCATATGCATCAGCATGTGAATCCCAATCACGTTTTTGTGCAATTTTAATTGCTTTGTTAATAAGACTTGGTTTGATATCCATTTCTTCTGCAACAGCTTTTACTGTTTCTTTTAGACCTGTGTTTAGATCTTCTACTTCCTGCAATACTGTTACGCCTTCTTTGACAAGACGTTCTAATTTTGCTTTTTCTTCTGCTCCGTAGGTGCGACTACCCATTACTATTCTCCTATTAATAGTTTATATTAAGTTATATTATATGATATATTTAGAGGTTTGTCAAGTGTTTAAAACACTTTTTTGTTAAATGTTAGATTGAGATTTACTAATTGCATTTAACTTTGCCCATAACTCGTCTTTGATTGACTCGGTAGCATAGTTTGCTTTGTGTTTTATTTTGCCAGCTTTGGCATCTTTTTTCTTATCTTTGTGTGCGCCCATTGCTCCACTCTTACGCAAATCATTCATATACTGTGCATTAGGATCACGAGCTTTAATAACTTTATCTTTAGTTGCTTCTGCTAACATTATTTCTAACTGTGCAACACGAGCTTCTAACTGTGCAATTCGGTCGTCATCTTCGCCTACAAGTTTATCTTTTAATGGATGTTTAGTACGTCCAGGCTTTGCACTAGGCATTGGATCTTTACCCTTTGCCTGCCCTGCTGGACCTTTCTTTTGTGCTTCGGTAAGTGTAACACCTGCTAGTGCAGCAAAGTCTGTAACGCTATAGTCTCGATCCATTTCTAGTGAACCTTGTTGTACTTCTACACTTTCTTGCACAT